TATTATGACAACACAGACCGCAATCACACTCTCACAGAGAACACTTGATATACTCAAAAATTTCTCTACAATCAACTCAAACATTTTGGTGAAGCCAGGAAATATTATTACAACAATTTCCCCTATTAAAAATGTTATGTCCGAAGCAACGGTTGAAGAAGATTTCGATACAGAATTCGGCATTTGGGACTTGAATAAGTTTCTCGGAACAATCTCTTTGTTCAAGAAACCAGAATTTGAGTTTCATGAAAAGTATGTAAACATTCGTGATGAAAGTAATAATTCAGAAGTGACATATTACTATTCAGAACCACGATTACTTACAACCGTGAATAAGAAAATTAATATGCCAGAAGCAGTAGTGAATTGCACACTAACACAATCCGTGTTTAGTGATATTCTTCGTGCCGCATCTGTATTGCAAGTTTCAGACATTGCAATCCGTTCTAACGGAAGTAATATTGAAATTGTTGCATTAGATAAATCTGATTCAACAACCAACAATTATTCAGTCACTATTGGTGATAACCTAGATGGTTCAGATTTTACATTTTATTTCAAAGCAGAAAACTTAAAGATGTTGAATGGTGATTATGACATTGGTATTAGTGACAAAGTAGTAAGTCAATTCAAGAAAGTAAATGACGACATTACATATTGGGTTGCACTTGAATCAGATTCAACATACAACGGATAAATCATGAACCTATTAGTGACAGGTGGTAGTGGTCTTGTAGGGTCTGCTATAACTGCCGATTTCAAACCAACACACGATGAACTTGATTTGATGGAACTTGATGCAATCATTGATTATATTGAGCAAAATGAAATCACACATATCATCCATTGTGCGGCAAGGGTCGGTGGCATCAAAGCAAATTCAGAACATCTTGGTGAATTCTTTTATGATAACATCATTATGAATTCCAATTTACTTGAAGCAGCCAGACAATGTGGAGTGGAGAAGGTTGTATCGTTTATGAGTACCTGTGTATTTCCTGACGATGCAACCTATCCTCTCTCACCAGACCAAATTCATAATGGAGAACCACACTCTTCAAATTATGCATATGCGTATGCAAAGAGAATGTTAGAAGTCCAGAGTAGAGCATATAGGGAGCAATACGGATGTAATTTCGTTACGGTAATTCCCTGCAACATTTATGGACCAAATGACAACTTCGATTTGGATAGTAGTCATGTAATACCTGCATTGATTCATAAGTGTTATATATCAAAAGAGAATGATACAGATTTTGTGATATGGGGAACAGGACGAGCATATCGTGAGTTTATTTATGTCGATGATGTCGCAACTATTGCAAAGTGGGTGTTGCATAATTATAATGAACCCGAACCATTTATAATTTCACCAGATGAAGAAATTAGTGTGGCAGTTCTTGCACAGACCATTCATTTTAAGATGCATGGTGAAGGATTAATCATATACGACCACACAAAACCAGACGGACAATTACGAAAACCATCGGACAATAGTGTATTGAAACGATGTCTGCCTGATTTTGAATTTACACCAATACAAGAAGGATTAAGTAAAACTATAAACTGGTTCTTAGAAGAATATAAGGTTCATATATTATGAATAAGATAGCATTAATAACAGGAATAAGCGGGCAAGATGGTTCATATCTTGCAGAGTTTCTTTTGGAGAAGGGATATCATGTTCATGGTATTCTGCGAAGAAATTCGGTTGCAGAAAATCAAACTGCAAGGTTGGATGACATTTTTAATCACGAACGATTGACATTGCACTATGGTGACTTGACGGATTTGTCATCCCTCATACACATTCTACAAGATGTCCAACCATACGAGATTTATAATCTTGCGGCACAATCTCATGTTCGTATTAGTTTTGATGTTCCAATTTATACATCACAGACAGATGCAATTGGTGTGCTAAATGTATTTGAGGCGTGTCGTATTGCTTGTCCCCATGCAAAGATTTATCAAGCATCATCATCAGAAATGTTCGGTAATTGTGTGGACGATGACGGATACCAAAGAGAAACAACACCCATGCGACCAGTAAGTCCCTATGGTTGTGCAAAGGTTTATGCATTCAATCTTGGAAGAAATTACAGACATTCGTATAATATGTTTATCAGTAATGGTATTTTGTTCAATCATGAATCTCCAAGACGAGGTTCAAACTTTGTGACAAGTAAAATTGTTAAAGGTGCTATTGCAATTGCCTCTGGTGAAGCAAAAGAACTTCGTATGGGGAACTTGGATGCAAGACGAGATTGGGGACACGCAAAAGATTATGTTCGTGCGATGTGGATGATGTTACAGCAAGAAGAATCTAACGATTATGTGTGTGCAACAGGTGTGTCACACAGTGTTCGTGATTGTTGCGAGTATGTGTTCAAGAAAGTTGGCCTGGATTATAGGGATTATGTGGTACTTGATGAAAAGTATTTACGACCAGAAGAACTTCACGATTTGAAAGGTGATGCAACTAAACTATGTGGTGAAGTTGGATGGAGTCCAGAGTATAGTTTTGAAACTTTGATGGATGATATGCTAATAAGTGATGAGAATTATTATAAAACAATTAATTTTCATACTCCATACGATGCGGTAAGGTAAAAATGACAACAACACAAACAAAAGAATACTTATGGGTAGAAAAATACAGACCACAATCAATCAATGATTGCATTCTTCCCGAATCTATTAAGACCACTTTTCAACAAATGGTCGATGCAGAAGAATCACAGAACCTCCTCCTCTCTGGTGGTGCAGGTTGTGGTAAGACCACCATTGCAAAAGCACTTTGCAATGAACTTGAAACAGATTATATTATGATTAATTGCTCGGAAGACGGAAACATCGATACACTCCGAACAAAGATAAGAAACTTTGCTTCCACGGTTTCAATCACAGGTGGTAAAAAGATTGTCATCCTTGATGAATTTGATTATAGTAATGCACAATCTACCCAACCTGCACTCCGAGGGTTTATTGAGGAGTTTAGTGACAATTGCCGATTTATTTTAACTTGTAATTTTAAGAATAGAATAATCGAACCACTACATTCAAGATGTACAACAATCAATTTTTCTGTTCCAAAGGCAGAGAAACCAAAACTTGCCTCGCAGTTTATGGATAGAGTAAAATATGTTCTTGATGAAGAAGGCATCAAATATGAAGAAAAGGTACTTGCAGAGTTGATTATGAAACACTTTCCAGATTTCAGAAGGGTTCTCAACGAACTTCAACGATATTCTGTAGGTGGTGTAATCGATACAGGAATTCTTTCACAAATTGGAGAGATACATATTAAAGACTTGGTGAGTTTTATGAAGGATAAAGATTTCACCAATGCAAGAAAATGGGCAGTGGAGAACCTGGACAATTCTCCAACAGAACTATTTAGAAAAGTTTATGATGGACTATATGAAAATTTAGCGTCATCATCAATTCCACAAGCAGTTCTGATTTTAGCAGAGTATCAATACAAGTCTGCATTTGTAGCAGACCAAGAAATTAATTTAGTGGCATGTATTGTCGAACTTATGATGGGATGTGAATTTAAATGACAAAAATATTAGCACAAGGTGATTACCTAATTTTAGAAAAGGTAGATTACGACAAAGAAGAAGTAACCGAAAGTGGTCTAATTATTAAAAAGAGTCAGGTGTTAGACAGCACAAGTGTTGAAGCAAAGGTTGTTTCGATTGGAAACGGAATACCAGATGCAACTGGTGTCGTTCCACCCGTGGGATATGAAGTTGGAAGCACAATCTTATATGATGCAACATCTCGTATAGGTATTCATGCAGATTTTGATATTATCAAACGAGAGCATGTATTAGCGGTGGTTCTTGAAGATGAAACTGAGTAATTATCTTACTGCAATAAACCATTCAAAGAAACCTTTGATGGACACCGAAGATGAATTGGTGGAAAAAGAATATGCACCATACATTGTCAATCGATGTTTATCATATTTCATTGATACCATACTTCATGTGAATCAGATTAATGAGTTTCCAGATACCGCAAAGAAGATGCAGTTTGATTACTTACAGAACTCAATAAGGAAACGAAAACGATTTAGTAAGTGGCAGAAAAAGCAAAAGGTAGAGAATATTGAAATTGTCAAAGAATACTACGGGTATTCAAACCAAAAAGCAACCGAAATCATGGGGTTGTTGTCTGATAAAGATATAGAAGAAATGCGAATATACCTCACTGGAGGTGGTACAAATCCATAATTACATATATAATGAATATCATAGTGAATAAATAAGAAAGAAGTAATTATGGAACAAGAAGACATTTTTAGAGGATTGGGGGTCGAAGTCGAATTGAATTCTGATGATGACTTTCTCAAAGTTAGAGAAACACTCACCCGAATGGGAATATCCTCACGAAAAGAAAAGAAATTATATCAATCATGCCACATTCTCCATAAGAGGGGAAGATATGCTATTATGCATTTCAAAGAACTTTTTGAGATGGATGGACTCGACTCGAACATATCAGACGAAGATATTGGCAGAAGAAATGCCATTTCAAATTTGTTAGAAGAATGGGAACTTTTGAATATTATTGAACCCATAGAAGATGATGAACCAATAGTCGATGTGAAAAAGATAAAAATTATATCCC